ATTTGACTAATGTATCTCTAGCCAATGTAAGATATTGTTCATTATCCATATTATCCTCCTTTCCGATTTTGATTTCCCCTAGTTTACATACACATCTTCAATTTCTTTCGGCAATTCCAACTCTTGTTCTTTTTGAAAATAATACATTAATTGTTCAGCAAAATCGTTCGCTTCACGTTCTAACTTCCCTTTGCCCCCATAACACAACGAATAATACCCTAATAAATCTGGATGGTCTAATGCATGCTTCAATTCATGAGCCATCACTAAATAATTGGCAGGTGTTTCTTTAATAGAGTCATTAAGCAGAATAATAGGTTTTGCATCATATACCACGATTTGACCTTTTAATTTTTCTGGAAAATCAACATATTGAAATGGAATATTCAAATTTTCTGCTAAGGTAAACGGATTTGCCGTTTGATATTTTTCTATTAAAGTTTTTACATCCAAACATATTCCCCCTTTATTTTTTATTTTTTAGTTGTTTCCATAAAACTCCACGTATAATTGCACTAACTTGTTCTTTCTCATCTTCAGTCAACTCAATACCATCATAAGCTACTACAGTACTATTTAAGTGTAATGCACGTTCTATATCTAGCACATCTTGTTCTGTAGCCCAGTTTGGTGTGTCAACACGACCTAGAAGATAGTCTGTAGTAACTGCAAAATAATCAGCTACTTTTTGCAGTCTTTCACTAGATGGAGATTGCTTATCCCATTTTGAGATACTACCTTGACTAAAATCTAATTTTCTTTCTAATTCTGCAATAGTCATCTTTTTTTCTTCAACTAATCCTTTTACTTTAGCTAAAAGAGACACTTTTATTCAACTCCTTTTAGAGCTTACTAAAAAAATAATTGAAAAAAATCAATTTTAGGTGTTGACGAATTGATAATAATCAATTATACTAATCCTGTAAGCTAATTTTAAACAACAAAACAAATGAAAAGCATATTAAAAACTGTCCGCCAAGACTGATGTAAAGCTATTCTTTTGCTTTGCTTATTTTGTACGCTTACATAATAGAATAAAATCAATTATTTGTCAACAGAAATTGATAATAATAATTGAAAAAAATCAATCGAAAGGAGTGGTTCAATGACCGAAAAGCAAAAAGAGTTAAAAAAAGAAATTCTTAAAGCGTTGATTGACAAAGAGTGGTCTGCCACTGATTTGGCAAATGCAATGGGAATTTCAAGAGTCTACATGAATGATTTAATCAATGGTAGACGAATTTCTGTAGCACGTATGGAACAGATTAAAAAAATCTTGGGGCTTTCATAGAAAGGAGACAAATTGCTAAAAAGATTACGGAAAGAATAAAAGATGAATGGAGGTTTAGAATGCTTAAGACTTTAAGGAATAAAGAAACAAATCAGATAGAAAAAGTGATGTCTAACAATATTGTAATTTCTGCAGACGAAATTATAAAAGCACAATCAGAAATTCTAACTGTGCTTAAAAATCATAAATTAAATTATGAAGTTTCAGAATACTTGTTAAATTGTTTGGTTTCTCAATTGAGAGAATCACACCAATACGAACAGATTACGATTTTATAGTTTGGAGGTAATAATATGAAACCTAAAAAGAAAGATAAAGAGTTTGTCATGCTGGAATATCTTGTACATTCGCTGGCACTGATAGCAATCGGACTAATTATATATACTTTGTTTTCTAAACAAAGCTTTGAGTTTGAATTCGTGATTGTATTAGTTAATCTAATCACGCTTTTGTACTGGATATTTTTTAATACAATTTTCAAGAATGATTAAAGTGACTGATAAGGATTTTCATGTTTTATATCATCTAAAACTTTTTGAAGAATCAAAAGACATTTATCAAGGTTTTGATATAAAGCATTTGGTTCGTAAGCATAACCACCGCTTTTTTCCTTTTCGATAGTTTGTTTAAGGTATTCTTGAAGGAATTCCGTTTTGCAACCTTCAGCACGTTTATATCCGCAACAATTACGAACGTTATCTCTGAAAGTAATAAATTGAGTTTGTTCATCTTTATTTTTCAAAAGAAAATAAACATCATATAAAGCTGATTCGAATTTCATTAATTCTTCTAATGGTAACACAGCATCGGTTTTGTTTAGTTGCTCGATTTTAGCTAAAGTAGCTGATGTTGTTCTGGAAAAATTTTGAAATAACAATACTGCATTTTCGTAATTATATTTTTGGATATTTAGTGAGTTAGACAATTTCTTTTCGTTCAGAATGTTTTCTAACTCTGCACGACGATTTTTATATCGAAAATATTCAACAATCACTTGTATTGCTAGGTTTACCAAAATTGTAACGATAGCAACAATACTTGATTCTGACATAGTAACACCTCCTCTCCAAAGTAATTATAGGCTTGTATGGATTGGAGAGCAATATAGAAAGGAGGAATCAGAATGGATAAAGAAACGACAATAAAAGAGTTTCTAGAATTCAGAAGCAAATTTACAAAAAGAGAATGGCATGAATTAAATCAAGCTGTTGACGAAAGACTAAAACAAAAAGCCGACCAATTAAAACTGGACGACTCGGATTTAGTAGCTATCTCAGACAAATTAAAAAGATTTATCTAGAGACGACTTGTATAAACATAGGGTGGATACGATAATCCGCACCGTGATAGTTGATGTGAATGTAATCTTGGCAGTACATAGTATCTGACTTAGGTTTAGTAATTGGTGAGTAGAGTTCGGCATTTTCTTCCCACCAAATGTAAGGGCTAGCCATGTTTGGCCCCATTACACAATCAGCATCAGCAGATAAGTTCACCCAATTTCCACAGAGACAAGCATAAATTTCAGTCATTGTTATCACCTCCCTTCAGACACATTATAAGTCTGAAAATGAATGGTAACAATATAAAAAGAAAGGAGTGATAAAGATGGAGCAAGCAACACTAGACTATTTCGAGCCGATTGTACTTGAGATTGTCAAACGAAATCCGCAAAAGTTTGTGGATCTGATTCAATCTGAAATCACACATACACACATACCAGATTGGCTCACGACCAAACAACTTTGCGAAAAACTTGGGACGACTGTTAGCACTTGGTCGAAAAGTGATGTTCGATATCATCCAGTAGTAGTTAATGCACGTAGAACAGATACAGCTCCATACAAATACAAATCTGACAAGCTTGAAGCGATTCAGAAGATTTGGGATGAGAGGAGGTATCGCCGTGGAAAAATTTAAAAGCTTTATCATATTCGTTCTGACAGTAATATTATTCGCATCATATTTTATGATTTGTTATCTGTGGATGGATAATCGAGCTTTAACAAGACAAATCAACGAGGTAGAAAGCGAATTAAGAGTATATCGGATTATTGAACAAACTGGAAAGAACGGAGGTTAAACATGGATATTTCAAAAGATGAAGTTTATAAGATTGCTAAAGAAACGGTTGAACAGAAAACAGAATATATTTCTTATCTAATCGGTTTTATTACACTGATAGCGATTATCTCAACATTTATAGGAGTTATTCTGTTGAGTTTACGAATTGTTTTAGGTTCGATTTTAGCGATTTATCTTACTGGGCAATTAAGCAAATTTTTTGAAAAATGCAAGGAGAAATTAATCGAAAAGTTGGTGGAAGAATATGACGAGAAAGCAATATAGACAAAACAAACTAAACAATTTTAATAAATGGTTTCTAATCAGATTCGCTCAAGCGTTCGCTTATTTTACAGCGTTCGTAGTATTGCTAGTTTTGTTGCTTGGTTTGTTTATCGGAGCATCGAATCAGCATTATGAGAAACTTCAATTAATACAAACAGGACAATATACAGGGGAGAGATGATGAAACAAGATTCAGTGATTAAATTAATCAAATTAACATTAAAAAACTTTGAAGAAACAAACGATGTAGAACATTTGAACGATATTATTCAAATCATTTTTGAATACAAAAAAGCCAGCAACGGCACTTGCTGACTCGACAATAATATCTTTGTTTCAATTATAACACAAAAAACGAAAGTAGAGGAATAAAACATGAAATTAACAGAAAAATATATTGTATTTCGTAATAAAAAAGCAGGAGCTTATTTAGTAGATTATAAAAGTCAAGGTACTTTAGCTTATGAATCTAATTACACTTGGGATATTAAACGAGCGGCGTTAATCAGTTTCGAATCTTTCGAAGAACAAAGAAAACAAATGAAATTACTTGCTGAAACTATGGGTTGTGAAGTCCTAGTAGTAGAAGCAACGTATAATTTAAAACATTTAAATGGGGAAGACGCAAAAGAAATTGAAAAGGACCTTACAGTAAATGGAAAAAGCATTGTTGATATTTTACGTGAAGTGGCACAAGAAATGGGATTAGAAGAGTCAGGAGAATAACTATGAGTGTGAAAATTAATAAACTTGAAATCGAGAATGTCAAACGTGTAAAAGCCGTAGCTATCGAGCCAACGCAAAACGGATTGACGATTCTTGGTGGAAATAACAATCAAGGTAAAACAAGTATTCTGGATTCTATCGCATGGGCGTTAGGTGGTAATAAGTACAAACCAAGCCAACCTACTAGAGAAGGTTCCATGAATCCACCAAGCTTACGAGTAGAGTTATCGAACGGCTTAATCGTGGAACGCAAAGGCAAGAACTCAGATTTGAAGGTTACGGATCCTAAAGGTATCAAAGCAGGACAACAATTATTGGATTCATTTGTAGAAGAATTTGCGTTGAATCTGCCGAAGTTTATGGAACAAACAGCAAAAGAAAAAGCAAATACACTACTCAAAATTATTGGTGTAGGAGAAAAGTTATATCAACTTGATACGGAAGAATCCAAACTATACAACGAGCGTAGAGCTATTGGACAGATTGCAGACCAGAAAAAGAAATATGCAGACGAGATGATGCAATATCCAGATGTACCAAATACATTAATCAGTATTTCAGATTTGATTCATGAGCAACAAGCAATCCTAGCTAAGAATGGAGAAAACGCACGAAAACGACAAAACATCGAACAAATCAAACAAGATTTGATGCACTCAAATCAACGTATCGAGCATTTAAAAGAACAGCTAGAAGAAGTAATGAAACGACAAAATCAACTGCAAAATGATTTGGATTTCGCTAACAAAGATGCTGAAACATTACTAGATGAATCAACGGATGAAATCGAACAAAGCATCGCCAATATTGAAGAAATCAACCGAAAAGTACGAGCTAATCTGGATAAAGAAAAAGCTGAAGAAGATGCGAAAGAACAAAAAGCTAAATACGATGAGCTGTCTGGAATGATTGAGGATGTTCGTAAAGAACGTACAGACTTATTGAACAACGCTGATTTACCGTTGCCTGGATTAAGTGTTGCTGATGGCGAACTAATTTTTGAAGGACAGAAATGGGATAACATGAGCGGATCTCAACAGTTGAGAGTAGCTACAGCAATCGTCCGTAAGTTGAAACCAGAATGTGGATTTGTGTTACTAGACAAATTAGAACAAATGGATTTAAACACATTAACTGAGTTTGGACACTGGTTAGAATCTGAAGGACTACAAGCTATTGCTACACGAGTATCGAACGGAGCAGAATGCCAAATCATTATCGAAGATGGCTATGTCGTTTCTGATTCGGTAACACCATTCCAACAAACTGAGCCAATCAAGCACGATTGGGCAACAAATTTTTAGAGAGGAGAAACTTATGAATATTACAAGAGGAAAACAAGCAAAAGCTCAGCGAGTAATCATCTATGGTACTGAAGGAATTGGAAAATCTACTTTAGCATCACAATTCCCAAATCCGTTATTTATTGACACCGAAGGTTCTACAAGCAACATGGATGTAGCACGCATGGATAAGCCAACATCTTGGATTATGTTAATGAATCAGATTGCGTTCGTTAAAGCCAATCCGACAGTGTGCGATACGTTAATCGTAGATACCATAGACTGGGCAGAAGCGTTAGCAACTGAATTCGTTTGTTCGTTGCACGGCAAGGTAGGTGTAGAAGATTTCGGTTACGGTAATGGATATACGTATGTACGTGAAGAATTTGGGCGTTTCTTAAACAAGTTACAAGAAATTGTAGATTTAGGAATCCATGTCGTTTTAACAGCTCATGCCCAAATCCGTAAATTCGAACAACCAGATGAATTTGGGTCATACGATAGATATGAGTTGAAGCTTGGTAAAAAGACAACATCTCAAACTGCACCACTCGTAAAAGAATGGGGAGATATCATATTATTCTGTAATTACAAAACAATTGTAATGAAGAACGAATCTAAAAAGAATAAAGCACAAGGTGGACAACGTGTGATGTATACCACTCATACTCCATCGTGGGATGCTAAGAATCGATTTGGATTGCCAGAAGAATTACCAATGGAGTATCAAGCCATTGCACACATCTTTAACAAGCAACACAAGCAAGTAGCACCACAGTCACAACCACAACCAGTACAGCCAGTACAACAAGCACAACCAGTATCAGAGCCTACAGCTACACCAGTGGCTACACCGACTCAAGCTGTGGAGGAAGTGCCACAAGATCCATTCATTGAGTTATCTACATTAGAATTGCCAGAAATACTGCCACAAGCTTTGCGTGATTTAATGCGACAGAACTCAGTAACAACAGAAGAATTGCAGTTAATGGCATCAAATCGAGGACACTTTCCAATGGGAACACCAATTGAGAATTTCCCTAAAGAATATTGGGATGTCGTAGTAGCGAATTGGGAAACATCCATGCAAGAAATTAATCAACATAGAACATTATAGAAAGAGGTACAAAATATGACACAACAATTTAATCAACCAGAACGTGAACTAGGATGGGACGATACTATCCAACAAGATTCAGCAGACTTTATTTTACTTCCAGAAGGATTATATAACTTTGTCGTAAAAGGTTTTGAGCGTGGTCGTCACATGCCTAATCCTCAAAATCCAGGAAAACTTCCAGCATGCAACAAAGCTACAGTCTTTATTGAGATTTCAACTGCAGAAGGAGAAGCAGTATTAAAACATAACTTGTTCTTACACAGCTCAACAGAAGGAATGTTATCAGCGTTCTTTGGAGCAATTGGTCAAAAGAAAAAAGGCGAGCCATTGAAAATGAATTGGCAGACTATTATCGGATCTCGTGGTGTTTGTAAGGTAGGCATGCGTACTTACAATGGTAATCAATATAACGAAGTGAAAGCTATGTTATATCCAGAAGATGTAGACCAGACTAAAGTTTTAAACGGACAACAAGTGCAACAATCGTATCAAGCACAACCGCAATACAATCATCAACAAGGTGCATGGAATAACGGCACGGCATTTTAGGAGGAACTTGAATGGAGTTACGACCATACCAGCAAGAAGCTCGTGAGTCCGTTCAGAAGGAATGGCAAGAAGGTCGCAAAAAAACATTATTAGTATTACCGACAGGGTGTGGTAAAACGATTGTGTTTTCTAAAGTAATTGAAGATAGAGTGAAGCTAGGCGAGCGAGTGCTTGTCCTAGCTCATCGCTCGGAATTACTCGACCAAGCGAGCGATAAGCTATACAAATCAACAGGATTAAGAACTTCCTTAGAAAAAGCAGAATCCACAAGTTTAGGAAGTTGGAATCGTGTAGTAGTCGGATCTGTTCAAACACTACAACAGCCAAAACGCCTAGCCAAATTTGATAAACATCATTTTGATTCCATCGTAGTAGATGAAGCCCATCACTGTATTTCAAATGGCTATCAACGAGTATTGGAACATTTCGATGATGCAAACGTGTTAGGAGTAACTGCTACTCCAGATAGAGGAGATATGCGAAATCTAGGAACGTATTTTGATTCATTAGCTTACGAATACACGCTACCTAAAGCGATTAAGGAAGGCTATTTAAGTCCGATTAAAGCATTAACGATTCCAATCGATTTGGATTTATCTAGTGTAATGATGCAAAGTGGAGACTTTAAAGCAAGTGATGTCGATAATGCATTAGATCCGTACTTAGAAAAGATTGCAGATGAGATGCTCAATCATTGCTTAGACAAGAAAACTGTAGTCTTTCTTCCATTAGTAAAAACATCGCAGAAATTCAAAGATATTCTAAATAGCAAAGGATTTAAAGCGGCCGAAGTCAATGGCGAATCCAAAGACCGTGCCGAAATCCTAGAAGATTTTGACAAAGGTAAATACAACGTTTTGTGCAATTCTATGTTACTTACAGAAGGGTGGGACTGCCCAACGGTTAACTGTGTAGTGGTATTACGCCCAACTAAAGTACGTGCTTTGTACTCGCAGATGGTGGGGCGTGGAACACGATTAGCCGAAGGAAAAGACCATCTGTTGTTATTAGATTTCTTATGGCACACAGAACGACACGAGTTATGTAGACCTGCTCATTTAATCGCTGAAAACGATGAAGTTGCTAAGAAGATGATTGAAACAACTGAAAACAATATCAATGTTGCATTAGATTTGGAAGATTTAGAGGAACAGGCAAAAGAAGAAGTGACATCTCAACGTGAGCGAGCTTTAGCAGAACAATTGGCACTAATGCGTAAACGACAACGTAAGCTTGTGGATCCGTTACAGTTTGAAATGAGCATTCATGGAGAAGACTTAACAAGCTATGTACCGTCATTTGGATGGGAAATGAGTCCACCAAGCAAGAAACAAGTAGAAACGTTAGAAAAATTAGGCATCTTGCCAGACGAGATTGATAACGCTGGAAAAGCTCAAATGTTGCTAGACAGATTATCAAAACGCCAACGTGAAGGCTTAACAACACCAAAACAGATTAGACTATTGGAACGTTACGGCTTTAAGAACGTTGGTATGTGGCAGTTTGAGAATGCATCTAAACTGATTAATCGAATTGCGGCCAGTGGGTGGAGAGTACCAAACGGAATCGATGTGAATACTTACGTGGGGGTGTAGCGATTGGAAGATAACAATTTATTAGAATTATTAAGCTACATTCCACCAGACAGCTTATCGTATACCGAATGGATTAATGTTGGAATGGCGTTGAAGCATGAAGGCTATACTGCCAGTGATTGGGATGAGTGGTCGAGAAATGATGCAAGATATCATACAGGCGAATGTTTCACAAAATGGGATTCATTTCAAGGCACTAGCTCGCCTGTCACAGGAGGTACTATTTTTCATCTTGCAGTTGAAAACGGCTTTGTTCCAACTACTATGCATGATGATGGTAGAGGTGCATTAGATTGGGATGCTTCTATCAAATACGACAATGATTATCAGTTGTTAGACAAATCGTATATTGATGGGAAAGAGATTCACGAGCCTAAACATTGGAATCCAGTACAAGAAATCGTCAAATACTTAGATACATTGTTCGAATCAGACGACATTGTAGCCTATTCAACAGAAAGTTATGCTAAAACGAATGAAGCTACTGGAGAAGTTGAAAAGTATCTACCTGCTAAAGGTGCGTACGATAGAACTGCTGGAGAGTTAATCGATAAGCTATTAAGATGCGATGGGAAAATTAATGAAGTCTTAGGAGACTACAACGAACAGGCAGGGGCTTGGGTACGTTTCAATCCGATGGATGGTAAAGGTGTAAAGAACGAGAATGTAGCTCAGTTTCGATATGCGTTAGTAGAATCAGACAACATGGATCTCGAAAAGCAAAACGCAATCGTTCGTGAGTTAGAACTGCCAATCGCAACATTAGTCTATAGTGGTTCCAAATCGATTCATGCAGTTGTCAGAATCGAAGCAACTAACAAAGAAGAATACAAAAAGAGAGTCGATTACTTATACAAAATTTGTAAGAAGAATGGACTGAACGTAGACGAACAGAATAAGAATCCTAGTCGATTAAGTAGACTGCCAGGATTCATGCGTGGAGATAAAAAACAATTCATTATCGACACCAATATTGGAAAAGCATCGTGGGATGAATGGTATCAACATATCGAAGACTTGAACGATGAATTACCAGATCCAGAGAGTTTAATCGATTTCTGGGAAGACATGCCACCGTTAGCTCCAGAATTGATAAAAGGTGTTCTTAGACAAGGACACAAGATGTTGATTGCTGGTCCATCTAAAGCCGGGAAGTCATTTGCATTAATCAACATGTCGATAGCAATCGCAGAAGGTCATCATTGGTTCGGTTGGGAATGTACGCAAGGCAAAGTCTTGTATGTCAATCTGGAGCTAGATAGAGCATCGTGTTTGCATCGTTTTAGAGATGTGTATAAAGCGATGGGTATCGAAGCTAGAAACATTTCCAACATCGATATCTGGAATTTACGTGGTAAGACTGTTCCGATGGATAAACTAGCACCAAAACTTATTAGACGAGCGTATAAGAAAGGTTACATTGCCGTTATTATCGATCCAATCTATAAAGTATTGACTGGAGATGAAAACAGTGCAGACCAAATGGCACACTTTACGAATCAGTTTGACAAAGTTGCTACTGAATTAGGCTCGAGTGTAATCTACTGCCACCACCACTCTAAAGGCTCACAAGGTGGTAAAAAATCTATGGATAGAGCGAGCGGATCTGGCGTATTTGCACGAGATCCAGATGCGTTAATCGACTTAGTGGAATTAGAACTGACAGATGAAATCCGCAAACAACAAATTAACAGCATGACAGCCAAAATCTATCAAGATGCTATCAATCGAATGAACAGACCATACATGGAACAATTCGTAGGCTTAGACGATTTACAAAGCTCGTTCCAAATGAGAAATCATTTCGAGCGTGCAGTAACAAATGTAAAAGAAAGAATAACAGTCAATGATGCAGTAACTGCTCAGACTACCAGAATCGAAAACAGTACAGCATGGCGTGTTGATGGTACATTACGTGAGTTTGCCAAATTTAAGCCAAGAAATATCTGGTTTAGTTATCCAACGCATACAGTAGATGAATCTGGTGTATTAGCAGATATTCAGCTAGACGATAATACTCCAAGTTGGAAAAAAAATTTTGAAAAGAATGGTAAAAAGCAAAGTCCAGCACAGCGTAAAGAAGATAGAAAAACGGCGTTCGAGACAGCTTATTCTGCTTTCGATGATGGTGTTGCTCCTGTTAAAGCAGATGCCATTTGTGAGTATTTGGGAATTTCTTCACGAACTTTAAAGCGTAGAATTGATGAATTAGAAGGTTATAAATTAGATGGAAATAACATCATAAAAGAAACAATTTGATAGATTTTTAGTTTGTGAAATGGACAAAACACCCTATTTGTCACGGTCAAAAGCTTTATTTTTTGTCAATTCGATATGATTTTGCAATGGTTTTTAGGAAAAAATCCTATTAAAAAGCACTGAAAAACTCATTTCACAATGACAAATACGGACAGGACACCGTGACAAATACGGACAAATGACCGAATTTGTCATTGTCCAAATAAAAGTATGACAAGAAAAAATCCGAAAAATATGACAGACAAATACGGACAAAATTCGAATTTGTCACTGGACAGGCACTACAAAAATACAAAGTCTTGTATTTTTTAGGTTTGTCTGTCCAGATGTCAGAGCTAGGGTCAGTCAAGGTGGCGTAAGTCAAGCCACCTTGTCCTGCCCTATCTATCTCTGACAAACGCCGAATGGAATAGTAGGAAATTAATTAAAAATAGTGAGTTTGTTCACAAGTTAGAAAGGAGAATTTTATGGTAAGAAAAAAACGTGCAAAATCAAAATTTTTAGATGTTGGAAAAAATATGCCAGAGTTACATCACACTTTGCAAGATGAAGAATTTGATTGGGATAAATCGCAAGTCTTGAAATGGATTTCTCAACAGCCAGAATTGTTAACTTATGTAAAGTATAAATTAAGTAATGCTGGTTACATCGAATATGATTCAGAAAAAAGAACATGGAAAGGTATCGATGTATATGATTGAGTTTTTTATTCCGATGGAGAAAATACCGACTACAACGCATCAGCAAAAACAAGTAACGTGCCGAAATGGCAAACCTCATTTTTATGAGCCACCAAAGCTAATCGAAGCTAGAGCAAAATACATGGCGTACTTGTCACAATTTGCTCCACCAGAAAAAATCAAATGTGCTATTCGATTAACTGTGAAATGGATATTCCCAATGATAAAAGGGAGCTACAACGGACAGTACAAGACTACTAAGCCAGATACAGATAATCTGCAAAAGCTATTAAAAGATTGCATGACTGAGTTGGGTTATTGGGTAGATGATGCATTGGTAGCATCTGAAATCGTAGAAAAATTCTGGGGCGAAACTACTGGCATTTATGTTCGTGTGGAGGAATTAGCATGAGTTTAGATTATAGAGCATTCTACAACGATGTAGTCGATTGGATTTATCAATCAAAAGAAGTAGAACGGATAAAAGGTTTCGGCACAGAAGAATATATGGACTGGATAGTCCAATCAGTCGTGCAGATATGCGAAAAATACAACGATGATAAATTCGTACTGAAACAAATGCGTATGCTATGGCAACACATTGACGATGCAGTGAGAATGCAAGGAGTGGGTAAGCAATGATTAGAACAATTGCAGAACAGCAAGGACTCAAACATTTCTATACTTACAACAAGATTGAAATAGTCGAGATTGATGGTAAGCGTTACGTAAGAAAGAAACGTGGTAAGAAAATATTTTATAAAGGAGTGTGGCAGCATGTTCAAGGTGCGATTAAAGTATTCAGGTAAAGAAGCATGGATTAATGCAGATTGGATTTGGTATATCTGTCAACATGACGAAAGTCAAGATACCGTTATCGAAAGTAAGCATGGAGATGTATTACGTGTAGAAGAAACTGTAGAAGAAATTAATAACAAAATTTTTCAAGAACGGGTTCGTTATTTGAGATGAGGTGTAGTGGAATGAAATTGATTAAGTTGCATGTGTTGGGAGAATTTACGATGTATAAAAGTACAGTCGAATTATATATCAATGCAGACAGAATTATTAGTGCTATTCCAAACGGTAAGTATTCTGAAATTTCAGTCGAATATCCAGAAAGATTACGTATGTTTAAAGTTGCAAACACTATTGAGGATATTCAATCTCAATTAGAGGGTAAACCAGCAGAAGTATATATTGATAAACATAAAGTCGGGAAACGTATCCAAGCGATTCGATTCGCAAAAGGAATGGACCAGAAACAATTTTCAGATATTATTCATGCAACTGTTTCGGCGTTAAGTAATTGGGAAAACGGTAATCATTTACCCAACAAAGAACGTTTAAAAAACATTGCAGATTTAGCAGGAATAACAGTACAAAAATTGCTAGAGGGGTAGAAGTATGAACGATAAAAGAATTAGACAGCTATTCTTAGAACATGTTCAAGAATTGGCTGGTGATGATACGTTACAAGTTTATATTGATTTTCATCATTTTGGTACGACTAATTTTACAGAAAACGAGTGTTACTCTATGTGTCAAATTATAGGTAGTTTTCTATTGTCGTTTTCAGCAATGCAAAAGATAGTCAATTATATTCAATTTTGTGAAGGTCCATGGATAATGGTTGAGTTAACAGAAGAAACGAAAGAAATGAGAAAACACAATGAAAACTGGTTAGTAGATTATGTGGAAGGAATGGAGAAAAAATAATGGAATTTGCACAACAATTAAAAGCGATTCGTAAAGAAAAAGGTATGAATCAAATGCAGATGGCTAAGTTTTTAAACGTAAGTGATGCTTGTATTTGCAATTGGGAAAAAGGAAAATTTACTCCAAACAGAACTGGAATAAAACTTTTAAATGAAAAATTAGGAATAGATTTTTCTGATTTAACAAAAGGAATTAATAATTTTTATCATTTGAAAATAATATTACAACAAATGCCTCAAGAATCAGTACTGAAAATATTTGAATCGAGACAACTAGAAGATTTAGTAGATGGATTGAAATGGGCGATTGTAACAGGTCATACTAAAGATGAGATGATGTATATCGGTTTAATTACAATGGGCTTGATGGAACGTTGTTTTATGAATGGTTTTGAGTTTGAAGCTTGTTTGTCAATGGCAATGAAACAGTGGATTAAGGAGACAAAGTAAGATGAGTAGAATCGAAGAATTAGAAAAACAAATAACAGAATTAGACGAACGAAAAGTAGCATTGCAGTACGAGTTGGAGTTGGAGAAACAGAAAATTGAAATTGAATACCCGTTTCATTTAAAAGGAGAATGTTGGCAATTACGAACAGATGGATTGGTAAAAGAAGACTGGTGGAGTAGTAGTGGATATGACCGTAATTGTTATCAACAAGGGAATATGTTTACAACACAACAGGAAGCAAAAAAAGAACGTGAGAAACGTACTTTACTCACACGGTTCAGACAGTTTAGAGATAAGTGCAACGGGGATTGGAAGCCTGATTGGAAAGTGATAGAGGATTCGTATAACTATTATATTGAAATGTATTATGGTTATGGTAATGCGAAGTTACGTACTGATTGGAGTCCTAGTTCTGCTAGTTTTAACCTATTCGGCTATTTCAAAAAGCAAGAGGATTGCGAACGTGCAATTCGATTGTTTGGCGATGAAATCAAAAGACTATTTGTGGAGGGATAGAGATGAGCGTTTTACGAGAAATTGCACAAAAAGTAAAAGAGTTGTTGGATGAATTAGAAAAGTTACCACAAGAAGAAACAGACGATTTTGAATATCCATTCAAAATAGGAGATACATGTTTTTTTATCAATGTCGTTGGAGAGCCAGCAGAACGCAAGTGGTCTAATTATGTTCATGAAGAAAATGCATATAAACAAGGAAATATTTTTAAAACTAAACAAGAAGTGTATAAAGAACGAGATAAACGTGAGTTGCTAATGAGATTCAAGCAATTTCGTGATAAGTGTAATGGTGAATGGAAACCACCTTTAAAAGTTGTTGGGCTACCAAAGTATTGTATTGCTATAAATAATAAAACAGATGTTATGTTTGCAATGGACGTTACTTTTTATAACGAGTTTAACCCGTTCGGCTATTTTAAAAAGAAAGATGATTGTAACCGTGCAATTCAATTATTCGGCGATGAAATCAAACGCTTATACGTGGAGGAATAGAAATGAGTAAAATTACAGAACTTGAAGAAAAAGTAAAAGAATTGATGAACGAGATAGAAACGTTAAAACAACAAGAAAAAATAGAAAAATTTGAATACCCATTTTACTATAACGAAGATTATTGGTTAGTTGGAGAAAATGGTGTTATAGAAAAAAATCGTTGGAATCATCTTCCTTATGACCAACCACGATATGACCAAGGTAACATTTTTAAAATTCCACAGGAAGCAGAACGTGAACGTGATAGACGTGCATTGTTAACACGATTCAAGCAATTCCGTGACAAATGCAATAGGGAGTGGAAGCCAGGAACTTATGACTGTAAATATTTTATTTCATACGATGGTTCTAAAAACGTACTAGAAAGTGGTTGGAACGATGTGTGGGATAATTTTAATACATTTGGCTATTTTTACGATGAACGTGATTGTTTACGTGCGATTGATTTGTTTGGCGATGAGATTAGAAGACTGTGGGTGGATGAATGAAATTCCTAGATTTATTTGCAGGAATCGGTGGGTTCCGATTAGGAATGGAATCTGCTGGGCATGAGTGCATCGGATTCTGTGAGATTGATAAATTTGCTAGAGAATCCTACAAAGCAATTCACGATACAGAGGGGGAGATTGAATTACATGACATTACACAAGTATCAGACGAGTTTATTCGAGGAATCGGAAGTGTGGACATTATCTGTGGAGGATTTCCGTGTCAAGCTTTCTCAATTGCAGGCAACAGACGAGGTTTCGAAGATACTCGAGGAACTCTATTTTTTGAAATCGCTAGGTTCGCATCTATTCTCAGACCTCGCTATTTATTCCTTGAGAACGTTAAAGGACTCCTCAATCATCAAAAAGGGGATACTTTCGAGACCATGCTCAGAATCTTTGATGAACTGGGGTACAACGTGGAATGGCAAGTGCTTAACAGCAAAAATTTTGGAGTCCCCCAGAACAGGGAACGTGTGTTTATTATCGGACATCTTAGAGGAGAGTGTACCAGAAGAATTTTTCCTATCGGACGAGAAGATGCGAAATTTGGTACAGAATCGAAGATAAAAGTTATTGGGAATACTAAGAACCCGAACGGGAGTAGCAAAGGAACAAGAACTTTGGTGTACGATAAAAACGGTATTGTTGGAGCGTTAATGGCAACAGATTATAAAGTGCCTAAACAAGTCGCTATTCCAGTACTCACACCAGAACGAGTGAATAAACGACAAAACGGTAGACGATTTAAAACAAATGGAGAGCCGATGTTTACACTGACAGCTCAGGATCAGCACGGAGTTTTGTTACAAGATAAGAAATTAAAAATCCGTGAAGCAACTACAAAAGGCTATGCAGTAGCTGGAGTCGGAGATAGTGTGAATATCGCTAATATTAACTCGAAGACTAAACGAGGTCGAGTAGGCAATCAGATTACAAATACATTACTAGCATCTGAACAGCAAGGAGTGGTCGGATCTGACTACCGTATTAGAAGACTAACACCTCGAGAGTGCTGGAGACTGCAAGGATTTCCAGATTCGGCTTTTGATAAAGCTCAAGCTGTAACATCAAATAGCCAATTGTATAAGCAAGCAGGTAATAGCGTTACAGTAAATGTAATTGCTGAGATTGCGAAATATTTTAAGGAGGATGAGTAATGATTAACATTAACGATGTGGATTGTAAATGTTTAATTAATCGTGACAATCAATGGGTTGAGCAAACAAGATTCGTAAAAGAACACTGGAATGGTATGGACGAAGAGAAAAGAAGTGGATACTGGACTACTGAAGCTAGTCACATTGGATTGGACGCTCGTGCATTGTTAGGCTATGTGTACGAAAGAGTCGAACAGGGTTATTATTATGATGATGATTGTTATGATAAATTGTTTGAACAATTATGGGCAAATACACCAGATGATGTTGTGGAGAGATTGCAAAAAATACTTGATGAAATTTGTAAACGAAACGCATATATCGTTTTGAAGACACGTGAAAAGATTGACCCAACAATTGATTTGGAGGATGAGGAATGAATAATAAAGTAAAAGTGTATACTACAATCGATTGTCCGCAATGTATGATGACAAAGAAATATATGGATGCATTGGATATCGAGTACGAAACAATTGATGTAACGCATAATGATGAAGCTAGAGAGTATGTTAAATCATTAGGTTTCCAATCGTTACCAGTCGTAGTAGTAGAAAGTGGCGAAGCGTGGTTTGGATTCCGACCAGAAAATATTGATTTGTTAAAGTAGGTGATGCGATGACATTAAGTAAAAGACAATTGGCTTATTTTGAAGAATTGTTTGCAGATTATCACAACTATCAAAAGAAAATTAATTTGAGAAAAGCTGAATTGTCTATCAGAGAATTAGATGAGAATGTTGGTGGCGGTAAGTCGAACATTATGGGGAAACCAGTCGAGAATTTAGCTATCAAATATATGACTGATAAGAAATTGATATTTCTTCAAAATATTTATGAATCAATTGAAAAAACATTAAATAGTTTGGATGACAACACAAGAGAGATTGTTACTGCTCGTTATTTTGAGAATGATGGCTTGTGGACATGGTCTCAGATTGCACAAGAATATCATTATGCATCATCTCAAATCTATAGAATTAGATATCGTGTATTAGAGATGTTTGCTAATTATGTTGGACTGTGCAACACAATCGAAACATGAGAATTTAACGTGTAGAATTCCCACAAAAAAACTGCTATTTTTATAGTATAGAAATTGTGCGATAAGACAGATTTTTTGGTCTCCTTTCCTTATTTTTTGCTGTCTTATCAAACACGAGAGTCTTCTTAACGAAGGCTCTTTTTATTTTATGAGAGAGGTGGTGGAAAATTGGCACAATTGACACTGAAACAAAAAAAGTTTGCTGATGAGTACATCGTCAGCGGAAATGCTACAGAATCAGCGATAAAAGCAGGATATAGCAAGAAAACAGCGAACAGAATAGGTTCGGAAAACTTGTCAAAACTTGACATTAAAAACTATATAGATGAGCGGTTGAAAGAAATTGAATCCGAAAAGATAGCGGATCAGCAAGAAGTATTAAAATATTTGTCTGCTGTGATGCGTGGAGAAATGACAGAACAAACGCTAAAAAGTGTTGGAGAGTCTGGACAAGTCATCACTGAGATTGATGTAGGTGCTAAAGATAGAATCAAGGCGGCCGAGCTTTTAGGAAAACGATACAGATTGTGGACAGATAAGTCAGAAGTAGAAGTAACTGGTGCGGTGGTGTTTAGCAATGAATCAGAAATACCAGATTAAGCCGAGCGATACCGTAATCGACTTACCAAAGATTGTCGGATCTGGTTATGGTGCTTTTTGGAAATCAAGAAACTTCTATCGTGTTGTAAAAGGATCACGTGGTTCTAAGAAGTCGAAGACAATAGCGTTAAACTTTATTGTTCGATTATTAAAGTATCCATGGTCAAATCTATTAGTTGTTCGTAGGTATTCTAATACAAATAAGCAATCGACTTATACTGATTTTAAATGGGCAGTGAATCGTTTGAAGGTAGCACATAAGTTTAAGTTTAACGAGTCGCTACCAGAGATAACAGTCATTGATACTGGGCAAAAGATATTGTTCCGAGGGCTTGATGATGAATTAAAAATTACATCTATTACGGTTGATGTTGGGTCGTTATGCTGGGCTTGGTTTGAGGAATGTTACCAGGTCGAAACGGAAGATAAATTCAGTACAGTAGTAGAATCCATTCGTGGTAGCATCGATGCACCAGATTTCTTCAAGCAAGTAACAATCAGCTTTAACCCGTGGAACGAACGGCACTGGCTCAAACGTGTATTCTTTGATGAAGAAACAAGGCGAGATGATACATTTGCTATCACAACGACATTTCGATGTAATGAGTGGCTAGACGAGGTCGATATCAAACGATATGAAGACTTATACGTTACGAATCCAAGGCGTGCCAGAATCGTATGTGATGGCGAATGGGGCGTAGCTGAAGGACTCATCTATGAGAATGTAACAGTTAAGAATTTTAACAAAGATGAGTTACTGGAAACAGGTCGATATGAATTAGCAATCGGACTAGACTTTGGATTCACTCACGATCCGACAGCATTATGTTGTTCGTTAATTGATGAAGCGAATAAAGAGATTTATGTATTTGATGAAGGTTATAAGATTGGTTTGATTACTAAACAAGTAGCTGAATTAATTAAAACAAAAGGCTATGCCAAATCAACTATCATAGCTGATAGTGCAGAGCCTAGACTCATTCAAGAATTAAGAACAGAGTACGGTATCTCAAGAATTAAAGAAAGTCGAAAAGGAAAAGATAGCATCATGGCAGGCGTATCCAAACTACAAGGATACGCTATTTTTGTGCATCCGTCGTGTACCAATATCATGGATGAGTTTTACAGCTATTGCTATCAACAGGATAAAGAAGGAAATTGGCTCAATAAGCCAGAAGATAAGAACAATCACTTGATGGATGCACTCAGATATAGCTTGCAATGCATTGAATCTGGTAAAGCAAATGTCAAGAGCAAATCATTATTAGGAATAAGATAGGAGGTAAACAATGACAATTACATTAGATAAAGAATTGATGTCAGATGGTATTCCAACGCCAGAAATACTGGAGTATTGTATCAAACAGCATCAAGGTACATTAGCACGATTGAATAAGTTATCTGATTATTACGATGGAAAACAAGATATTTCAAATCGTACATTTGGAAATCCAAATATTCCGAATCATAAAATCGTAGCCAATCATGCAAAGTATATTGTGGATATTGCGACAGGATTTCTAGTTGGGAATCCAATTGCATATTCTGGTTCGCAAGTCGATAAGATTTTAGATGAGTACAGCAGAATGGATATTATCAGCCACGATACAGAGTTGGAAAAAGACTTATCAGTATTTGGGATTGGATATGAGCTAATGTACTTAGCTCCAGTAGATGAGGGCGATACAGAGATTAGAATCAAGTCGATTGACCCAAGAGGTATATTCGTTGTTACTGATGATACAGTTGATAAGAATCCGTTATTTGGAGTGCATTACCAACAACGATTCAAGTTAGATGGTTCGTTGAATTATTACTTAATTAATGTATACACAGAAGATAAGATTTTCACTTATCATGCTAAAGGGCTATCAAAAGGACAAATGACATTATTTGAAGAATCTGAACACTATTTTGGTGCTGTGCCTGTCGTGGAATATCGTAACAACGAAGAACGCCAAGGCGATTTTGAGCAACAAATTTCGCAATTTGATGCATATAATCTGTTGCAGTCGGATCGTATCAATGAGAGTGAGCAACGAGTAAACTCGATTCTATTCATCAAAGGATTTACGTTAGGCGAAGATAATCTAACTCACGATTCAATCATTGAGACTACTGAGAAAGATAGCGATTTGAAGTGGTTGATTAAAGAAATCAAAGAAGCAGACAACGAAGTCTTAAGACAATCGTTGCTTGATGATATTCATAAATTTAGCTACATTCCATCGATGACTGATGAACACTTTGCTGGGAACGTGTCTGGAGAAGCGATGAAATATAAGCTATTTGGCTTGTTACAGCTATTGAGTATCAAGACTCGTTACATGAGCAAATCGTTGCGTAAACGATTGGAATTGATGCGTAATATCCTTAATACAAAAGGTTCTAACATTGATATTTCAGATGTGAAGATTACGTTTAAACCAAATCTACCAATCAATACTAATGATTTAGCAAGTATCATCAATCAATTGAAAGGTATCTTACCACTAGAAACATTAATTGGTTGGTTACCAGACATTGACGATCCGGCTGAACAATTGCAAAAGCTTGAAGAAGAACAAAGCAAGTCTATCCAGACTCAGCAACAGGCTTTAGGCAATGGAACACTACCAAAGTTTGACGAGGTAGCAGAAGATGAAGAAGGATAGGGATAATGATTACTGGAAGAAACGTGCGATTCGTGATTCTGTAAAGATGTTTTTGAACGCAGAAGAAACTGAAAAGCTTATTGATGGTGCTTACGATTACGCAAAAAACTTGCTAACAAATGAGATTCTAGCGTTAGTTAAGAGAGCGAAAACGAAAACTGGGTACGATATAGAAAAGGTTATTAAGCTTTTAAAAGAAGAAGTACCAACAAGCGAATTAATTCTTTTGAATCAAATGGTAAAGACTACCAAAGATAAAAAGACAAAGAAATATTTGCGAAAGACTTTAGATTTACTAGCAATCCAATTTCGTATTAGCAGACTTGATGTACTCAATACTAAAGCATTGATATTAGCCAAGAAAGTCGGAGAACAACAAGAAAAGCTAAGCACGAAACTATTTAAGCAGATTATCGAAGATACTCATACAGAAGAACGAGCCAATTTGCTTGAGATTCGTGAAGAAAAGCTACCAGATCCGGTCATGCTTGATGAAAATAACAATCCTAAGAAGCTAATTAAGCTTACGGAAGATGTGGAAGTCAAGCCACCGAAGGGGAGTGAAGTCATCACTCCAAAGATTATTGATACCAAAGAAGTAGATAAAGCTCAAGTAGATACTTTACTTAAGAGTAGCTGGCATGGAGATAATTATTCTCGCCGGATCTGGAAGGATACGGATCAGCTAGCCAAGAAGTTGCAACAGCTGTTTACTGTAGAGTCTATGACTGGTATGTCTGAACTCGACATGGCAAGAGAAATCGAGCAATATATGCATGATGCATTTATGCTCAACAAGAATATTGCAAGACGATTAATCCGTACTGAAGCTAACAGATTCCATACTCAAGCTAAAATACAACAGTGGGAGAAAATGGGGCTTAAGCACGTTAAATACGTTGCGGTGCTTGATAATCGAACATCTGATACCTGTATCAATCTGGATGGCTCGATATTTGCATTAGATGAGCTAGAAACTGGAGTTAACTGTCCGCCAATGCATCCGTGGTGTCGGTCAATCATACAGGCATACTTTGGACCAGTTATAGAATTTCATACGTATCACGATCCTATAAGAGAAGTTATGGGAAGCATGTTTGAAAGCCACCCAGAAGAAACAGAAAAAGTAATCGAAGAATTAAGAGGTATGGGGATAAAAGTGTTCTTTGTGGACAATAAGAAAATGTCTTATTCTCCAGGTTCTGCTAAGTCCGGTTATTCAGGACATATTAGTATTAATAAAGATGCTAGTTATTCTGCACTGATGCACGAACGACAACATGCGATAGATGATATTAATAATGGTTATCCTGGAATGGGACATTATGTTTATAATGATATTGAACGTTGGAATTTTGAAAAACGTGCATATTTAGTTGAATTAGAAATTTATGAGCGTTATAATGTAGGTGAAAAATATATTAAACGACTAAAAAAATTAATGGAAAATGAATATAAAGACATTTTTAAAAAAGGAGATGAACAAACGTGAAAAAGATGGCAATGGTAGACAAAGCTAAATTTTTATTAAAAGTAATGGAAAGTGATTTAACTCCTGAAGAAAAAGCTAAGAAATTAGAATTTTTAAAAGATGATTATGAATACGAAACGTTTATCAAACTAACTTTTCACGATATTTATATAGCTGTATTAGATAATTTAGGTATCGAAAAATATACAGGGGATGATGAATTGTTGAAGCATGTAGCTAAAATTTTATAACCTTAAAAACTCAATAAAAACTCAATAAAAACTCAATCCAAGCACTTAACAATAGTTAGGTGCTTTTTTTGTACACTTTTTTAACGAAAGGAGGGATGTATATGTTAGATAAAGCTAGAAGATTAGCATCTGAAGAATTTACACGTTTATCTGGACGTGAAATTAAAGCAAAAGATTGCTATGTTGTTTGGTTTAGCAAAACGCTTCAAAATTGGAAAGCATTAGTAGGAACGAACGAGATTTCTTCTGATGAGCCATGTGGAGATTATGCTGAAATCACACACAATGGCGACAAAAACGAAACTTATGTAGATGTTTATGCAAAAGTTTCAAATAAAGTTTTTAAATAAAAAATTGTCCTAAGCATGACATTAAAAGGCTTTTTTGTTTTGTCCAAGCTTTGATGACATTAAAAGCTAAGGAATTAACAGTCTGGGAAGACTAAAAACATGGAGGTTCTTTATGGACAAAGAAGAAACACAAATCGTTGAAACAGTAGTGGAACAAGAAGTGGCAACTGCAGAGCCTGCTCAGACATTACCAAAAGACGAAAAGAAATATACCGATGCAGAAGTAAACGAAATCATCGACAAGAAATTTGCTAAGTGGAAAGCGAATCAAGAGAAAGAGCAAAGCGAAGCAAAGAAACTAGCGAAGATGAGTGCTGACGAGAAAATCGAATACGAGAATCAACAGCTCAAAGACAAGATTGCGGAGTTAGAAAGAACACAAGCATTGAATGAGATGAGCAAGGTTGCTCGTGGTCTTCTAGCAGAGGAACAAATCAACGTGTCAGATGCGTTACTGGCTCGTTTGATTAGCGAAGATGCAGAAGTGACTAAAGAAACTGTGTCTGAGTTTATCAAGATGTATCAAGCGGATTTAGAAACGGCAGTAAATGCACGATTAAACAAATCTGCAAAAGTACCAAAAACGCAAAGCAATGTAGTAGAGACGCCTAAGTGGCAGAAAGATTTTTCAAAGTAGAAAGGAAGATATAATATATGACATTTCAAGATTTAAACACAGCCACTTCTCGTGATAAGTTTTTAGGAATCATCGAGAAAGTTTTAGAAGTACACACTTATTCAGCACCGTTAGTCTTATCTAATGATGCAATTGTTATGGAAGGTCGTAACTTTACAGTAACGAAAACAGACTTAGCGAAATTACAAGATTATAACCGTAACGGTGGTAACCAATATGATTACGCTAAAACGGAAGAAAAAACTTACAGCTTAGACCAAGAAAAATACTGGGGACGAGTTGTGGACTTATTAGATGAGCGTGATTCTAATGGCGAAGTAAATATCGATTACGTTGTAGCTCGTCAATCAGCAGAAGTAGTAGCTCCATATTTAGACAAATTACGTTTTGATGCGGCCTTAGGTAACGTAAGTGCAAATGTAGATTATACAGAAGCATCTCCATACGATAACGTATTAGATGTATCAGTAAAATTAGATGAATTAGGTGTAGAAAAAGAACGTTTATTATTTGTTACACCTAAATTCTATAAAGGAATCAAGAAAGAAATCGTTAAATTACCTCAAGGTGACGGAAACAAAGCGATTGTTTCTAAAGGTTATGTAGGAGAATTAGATGGATTCTCAGTTATCAAAGTACCATCTAAATTGTTACCAGGAGTACAAGCATTAGCTACAGCTCCAGGCGTAGTGGTATCTCCATTACAAGTTAATGAAACTAAACGTAATAACAACGTTCCAGGATTGTTTGGGGAATTAGTAGAACAATTATTATACACTGGTGCTTTTGTGTTCGATTTCGACCAAAAATACATCATTTCAATCGCATCTGCTAAACCAGAAGCTAAACCAGAAGCTCAAGGAACAGTCCAAGACCGTAAACCAGCTAAGTTTGTTGCAGGTAAAGCTTATAAAGTAGACGACAAAGTAACTCATGGCGGAAAAGTTTATAAAGCTGTGAAAGCTAACACTGGAGCAACTGCACCAGATGCTGACTCTACTAACTGGTCTGCTGTATAGGAGTTGATAACGTATGAATGAACAGTTAAGAAATCTAAAATTATTACTCGGTATTGATGCTGAAGACGAAGAACAAGACGAGTTGCTAGAGCTATATTTGAATCAAGCAATGGACGAGATTCTAAGCTTTTGCAATCGCACGGATCTTGTTGGTGGTATGCAATACATTATTCTGGATCTGGCTGTCATTCGATTCAACAGAGCAGGAACTGAAGGAGAGACATCTCGCACTGAGGGCGGGGTGTCTCAATCTTTTATTACTGGATTGCCAGAAAATATCCAACAGCGATTGGCTAGATTCGTGGTTGCTCCTAAAGCTAGGGTGGTGCCGTTCAGATGATGCGATTGAAGGTTAGAGATTTAAAAATCGTTTATTTAAAACGCAAAGTGGTCGAGCGTGATAAAGAAGCGAATGTAATTACTAAGTATTCAGATACTCCAATCAAGTTGAAAATGAATGTCCAATCTTCCGATGGAAGAATGGCAGTCGAACGATACGGAGAGAGATTGAAATACTATAAGAATTGCAAGTATCAAGGTAAAGAGCATCTAAAAGAAGGCGATGGTATTTGCGTGTACGTAAGTAAAGAATCAAAGCCAGATTACTTTATTAAAAGCATTCTGGACTATAGTACGCATCTCAATATCGAATTAGAGAGGGTTCTAAAAGAAAATGGAGATTGAAGTTAAAGGGATAGATTCTTTACGAGATAAGCTTAAGAAGCTACCACAAATACTAAATCAAGCTACTAATCAAGCGATGTTTGAAGTTACTGAAACGATTCGTAGTACTGCTGAAGATAACGCACCAGTAGGAATATACACTGGTGGTGGAGAATTAAAAGGTAGTATTCATGCGATAGTCGATAACGAAGATGGAAAGATTGTCGGTCGAGTTTGGAGCGATAAGAAGCAAGCAATATTTACTGAGTTTGGTACTGGTCCGAGAGGACAAGCAAGTCCAAAAGATTTACCAGAAGGGATTGAGCCAGTTTACACACAAGAACGGTGGTTTATTCCTGCAGACTTGTTAGCACCAGGCGTTGCAGAAGCTTATCATTTCAGACAAATAAAAATCGATGGACAAGTCTTCTATATTTGCTATGGTCAACCAGCACAACCTTGGTTATATCCTGCAATTAAAGAAAACAAAGACAAGATACCAGAAGTAATGAGTAAATACATTGAACAAGGATTGCGAGGTGTATAGATGATTGAGATTAAAGAGATTGTTGTGAATTTATTGGACAGTGTAGATGAGATTGCACTTGTTGCTAAGACTTATCCGAACGACTGGACACAATTCCCAACAGCAATCTATAAAACATCAGATAAACCATATTCAAGAGATACGAGTGGACCAGAGCACATGACAGAACACACGATTTATATCGAGTTGTATGGAAAGGCGAGCTTAACATCGATTGAAAACACGTTAAATAATAAATTTAGAGAGATTGGCTTTACTCGAATCTTACGAAGTGATGGAGAGGATCCAGCAACTGGTTTGATTCGAACAAGCATTCAATACAAAGGGATTGTAGACAATCGTAACGGATTAGTCTACCACGCATAAGAAAGGATGATGAAAATGACACAACCAACAGGACTTTTATCAAAAGGCACAACGCTAGCAGTAAAGACTAAAGAAGGCGGTACTTTCGTAGTTTTAGAAGGATTGCAATCTACACCTGAGATGGGTGGAGATCCTGAAAAAGTTGATGTAACGACATTAGCAGACAGCATGAAACGCTATATCCCTGGCATCAAGGATGCTGGAGATTTAGCGTTTAAGTTTTTATATGACAACTCAAGCGAAAACACTGCTTATCGTAAGTTAGTAGCGTTAGAAAAAAGTGGAGAAATTGCTGAGTTTAAAGTAACTTATCCAGACAACACAGCACACACATTCAACGCTGGTGTTAACGTAAAAATCGCTAGTGCTGAAGTAAATGGAGCTTTAACATTTACAGCAAACTTAACAGTGAACACTGAAATTACAGTAACAAACGCATAGGAGAGATTAAATGGCTAAGAATACAACTATTACAATTGCAGAAAAAGAATATATTTGTCGTTTAGGAGCTCAACGAACTACTGAAGTAGAAAAGAAATTGAACAAATCAATTGCATCTATTTTCATGAGTCCGACAGGTAATCCAACGTTTCCAAAACTAGGAGAAATGTTGTTCGTACTACAAAAATCAATTATCAATCATGTTCTTAATGAGAAAGATATGCTTGGTTTATATGATGCATACGTTGCAGAAGGTGGCTCATATACTAAATTAATTGAGTTAGTACAAACAATCTTAGATGATAGTGGTTTTTTCGACAACGGTTCGGAAGAAGCGGACAAGAAAGAGGAAACGACAGAGACAGTGGAACAGGACAGCCTGTTCTAAAAACATACAAGAATTTCACAGAGCTATTGGAAGATATGTTTCCGATAGCTCTTTCTTGTGGTGTGAAAGCATTAGAATACTGGGATATGACATATCTGGAAATTATGGAAACTATTTATGCATATCGAGAACAAGAACGTATTGAGTTGCAGAAGATAGCGACAATGAATCATAAACTATCGCAAATGATTGCAATTGGATTCAATTCTCCAAAAGATATGCCAAACATCTATGATGCTTATCCATCACTATTTGAAAAACCAGTCGAAACGAAGCAAGACGATTGGCGAATCATGAAAGACCGAATCAGTGCTTTCGCACAGGTTCACAACAAGAAATTAGCAGAGGGGGGAGAAAATGGAACTAGATAAACTAGAAGTAGTTATCACTGCAGACGACAGTGATGTCTCCAAAGACCTCGAAGCCGTCCTCGCAAAGTTTAACGCTTTTTATTCTAAATTGAAGAAACAAGCTAAAGAAAATGCGAATGCAATACAAGACTCGTTCGGATCTGGAAAGGGTACGGAAGAATTAAGTAAGTCTTTTGCGAAATTCAGCAAAGATACTGCTGAAAACTTCAAAAACTTAGCTAATGCGACCAAGCAATTATCAGAACGGATGGATTCACATCTTGGTAATTCCGCTTCTAAAGCCAAAAGTAAAATCGGCAAAGATGTTGCTGATATCGTGCTAGATGTGGAAGATAAGATGAAACAAGCCAATACTAAGCAGAATCTTATCGGAGAGTTGAAGAATAAGCGTACCACTTTAGCTAATAGTGGCGATACGCTTGGTGTAGCGAAGATTGATGAGCAGATTGCTCGTTTGGAATCAGCTATGAAGAAACTCCATCAAAGTGCAGTGGATTCAGTAGAGGACATGAAGCGTGAGTTTGATTCACTTCCACAGTCAATGGAAGAAATTGTGAAGGCTATGGAGAAGAATGAACACAAAATCTATCAAGCCAAAAGTCAATTAAAAGATATGCAAGAGAGAGATCCACGCTACATGAGAGACGAAGCTAGGCATAAGCACGAGAAAGCTCTATTCGCTCAACAAGATAGAGTAGATAAATTGGTAGCTGAAAACGACCGTTTGATGCGTGTGTATGCTAATTTGGAATCACGTTCTGAGAAGTTGAAATCTGCACTGGAAGGCGTAAATGCTGAGTTAGAGAAGCAGAATAACTTAGCTGAAAAAGCTACACCGAAACGTAGACTGTTTGGTCGAAGTCGAGCTGTACAATCTCCTCATTTTGATAAGATGCAACGTACTGCAGAAAAGATTCGCAAGCCAGTAGGAGAGTTTAAAAAAGCTAATGGGATTTTAGGTCGATTTGGCAAAATGAAAGCTCCTAGAATGAATTTCTCGCCTTTTAGACGAGGTGGTAACATCTTATCTGCATTTACGAGACGATTGTTAATTGCAGGACTTGCTTATAAGACATTTAAGTCGATGGCGAGTTATGTTGGTGGAGCAATTGCGATGAATGAACAATTAGCATCTAGTTTAAACTCTATTCAAGTTAACTTAGCTACTGCCTTTTATCCGATTCTTCAAGCAGTCATACCAATTTTACAAACATTGATTAGTTGGCTTGCAACAGCTATTGGTTGGTTAGCATCGTTTATTTCGTTGCTGTTTGGAACAACAGTTTCAGCATCCAGAGCAGGAGCTAAGGCGATGACTGAAGCGATGGGTGGAGTTGGAGATTCTGCTGGAGATGCAGCAGATGATACGGCAGATGCGGCCAAGAAGATGAAACAATCGTTTCTAGGTATTGACGAGATTAATACATTGGATCAAGACGATGATGACGATAAGGGCAAAGGTAAGGGCAAAGGTAAAGGTGGCGGACCAGCTGGGGCATGGAACTGGGATATACCAGAGCCAGAGTTACCTAAGTGGCTAACGAATATGCTTGATAAGATTAAACCGTTCTTAGACAAGATGAAGAAACTCTTTACCGATGGCTTTAAAAGTGCATTTAATCCAAGTGGAATTGATAAGATGATGCAAGCATTCCAACGCATCGGTAAGAATCTGCAAGAAATCTTTACGAATACTAAGCTCGTAAACGCCTTTAGTAATTTTATCGACAAAGCTGTTTATGCATCTGGACAAAAGCTCGGTGCATTAGCAAATATTGGGCTATCCATAGCCGAGAATTTAGTCGGTGGTTTTGACTTGTATTTAGAAAATCATAAAGGTTATATCATTGATAGATTTACCAATATCTTTGATTCCATGGCTAGAATTAATGAGCTTGACGGAATGTTATGGGAAGCAATTGGGCGATTATCTGAAGTGTTCAGAAGCGATTCAGCAATGCAGATTACATCTGATATCATTGCGATATTTGTAAATGCAGGACTTGGAATTGTGGATGTGTTCTTGAAAATCAAGACAGATATGACTGAAATGATGGTACTGCCAATCACTGAAAATCTAGGAATCTTGCAAGAAAACTTCCAAGGATTTGTCGATGCGTTCGTACCAATCTTTGATTCGATAGCTGATGCGGTTACTCATGCGTTCAGCTCATTTAGCGATGTATATACTGAGCATATTTCGCCATTTTTTGACGGTATGACGAACAGTTTCGTTGCTATAGTAGGAATTATCAGCGAGTCTTGGAAAGCTAATATTCAGCCAATTTTGACTGAATTTGGTAACAAATTCAAAGAAGTGTATGAAGCTTATGCTAAGCCAGCTATCGATAATATGATGAGTTTAATTGCTTTATATTACGATAAGTTACAGCAACTTTGGAACGGTTTGATTGATCCGTTCTTAAGATGGATTGCATCGAATATTGTTCCTACATTAGCACCAATCTTCAAAACAGTTGGAGATATTATCATCGAATTATTCAAAGTTGCAAGTAAAATCTTCAACGACATTATAGATGTCATGAAAGGCTTGATTGAATTTGTAGATAATGTCTTTTCTGGAAATTGGGAAGGTGCTATGAATGCGATGGGTCAAGTCGTGAATGCATTTGGCGATATGTTTGCAAGTGTATTTAATGGCTTAGCTAATATCTTTAGGTCAGCGATTAATGGCGTAATTGGCTTGATTAATGGTTTTATCGGTGGATTAAATCAAATTAAGTTACCGGATTTCCTTGGTGGATTCAGCGTAAGTCTTCCTTACATTCCATATCTGGCAAAAGGTGGAATTGTGGATTCTCCTACACTCGCAATGGTCGGAGAAGCTGGTAAAGAAGCCGTAATGCCTTTAGAAAATAATACTGGATGGATGAACGTGTTAGCTCACAAGTTATCTGAGTTGATGCCACAACCTCAAGCTCCAAATGCTCCTATGGGCGATATCGTTGTACAAATTGGCGATAGAGAGTTTGGTAGATTTGCGATTAACGAAATAAACCGTGAACAAGAACGAGCAGGAAGAACACTGCTTTATGTATAAGAGAGGGGATAGACAATGAGTGCATTATTAATTAATGGGATAGCCGTTGCTGTCCCTAAATCTTTTTCCGTTGCGGTTACGGATGTTGACGGTAAATCCCCTCGTAACAGTAATGGGGATATGATTCGAGATAGAATCACAGTTAAAAGAAAGCTTGAATGTGAGTGGGGTCCATTGACGCAAGAAGAAATCTCGACATTATTAAATGCAGTATCAAGTGTATTCTTCAGTGTAAGTTATCCAGATCCGGTTACTGGGGAAACAACAAAAGAGTTTTATGTAGGAGATAGAACAGCTCCAGCATATTCTTTTAATAATAAGTTTAGACCATGGAACGGATTGTCAATGAACTTCATTGAAAGGTAGTGTGCTTATGAGAGAATATAACAAAGCTATGTTTGGCAAGAATCGTACTCTTGCTATCAAAGTAGATAATTACACTTCAAGAGATATCAATGATGCATCGTTTAATTACGGATTCAACGCAGGAGATACTTACACTACTGGTGGAACAATCGTAGGGACAAGCAAGATTAGTTTCTCAAGTATCATCACTACATTTAATAAGCTTGATAAATTGTATCCAGAAATCGGTATTCTAGTAGAAAATACGATGGATTGGACGAAGATGGGCGAATACTATATCGATGACATTGAAATCGATAGAAATAGCAATACGACTACATTAACGTTGATGGACGGAATGTATAAATTCAATCAGCCGTACGTTACGGATCTGAGCTTTCCAGCAACTGTAAAAGATGTCATTACTGAGATGTGTACCAAGCTTGATGTAGTGTTGCAGAATCCAGATATCAGTGTTCAAGCGTTACGATATACGATTAATGAGAAACCCAAGAAAGATAAAATTACATTCAGAGAAGTATTAAGCTCGGCAATCCAGTTAATTGGAATGTCGGCTTTTTTTAATCGAGACGGAAAACTTGAGATTCGAGGATTGGAAGAATCCAATATAAAGATTACTTCTGATAGCTACTATTTACATGGGCTTAAAAAGAGTGAGATTGAGTATCAGATTGCTGGTATCACTTGTAAAGCAGAAAAAGCAACTTATACAGTTGGATTACGTACTGGTCGTTCTTTAGAGATTCAAAACGACTTCATGACTCAAGGTTATTTGGATGATTTGTATTTTAATTTGAAAAACATTCGATATTATCCATATACATTAGAGTTTCAAGGACATTTGAAATTAAATGTAGGTCAATGGGTCACAGTCGTTACTAATAAGAACGAAACGTATAAACTTCCAATCTTTTCATTAAGCTATGATTTCAAAGGTGGCTTAAGTAGCAAGATTAGTGCTGATACACGAGCTGGTAATGATGCCCAGTATTCTTACACCGGCTCACTTACTAAGAAGATTGAACAAGCTTCAATGGAAATTGAAGATAGAGTACAAGCTCAATTAGAACAAGCAGATAGAGAATTTAATGAGAAAGTCGAGAAGATTAAGAAAGATGCAGAGGAGAAATCTAAAGACTACCAAGCAGAGCTGAAAGAAAAGCTCAATGAGATATTTGAGAGTAGTAAAGATTCCTTTTCTGAAAAGTTGAAACAAGAATTTGAGCAACGGCTAACTAGTCGAGATTCCGAAATCGAGAAGAAATTAAATGCTATATCGTTTGTCGAGTTAGAGAAGTTGAAGCGTGAAATCGAAGAAACTGCAGAATCTGCTCGGATCAATGCAGAATTAATCGGTGGCGATGGCGGTAAACGATACAACAAGAACAGACTTGATGGAGCGTTTAATCGAACAATCGAGCTAGGACGAGATTATATCGAGGTTGGGCATAACGGCGAAGGATTCGAAGTCGGTAAAGAATACACCATCAGCTGGAGTGCTGAGTGTACTCCATACGGACATCGTAACGTGACATTGAATGTACCATCTATTCTATTTGTAGAAGGTGGACACGTAATTTTAAGACCAACAGACACACGATTCCCAAGTATCGAACACGATATTAATAGTGCTAGTCGAGTCGTGCCAATGGTGTATTACGGAGGCTACAATATCGAGTTTAGTGGTAATTGGTACAGACCAAAAGTAACTAGGAGAACTGTATCAGCAACAATCGAGGAATTGAACTTAGATTTTGAGTACAAAGCTATCATTGATAGCAATGGAGATAATCGTACAGAGACTATTTGGAGTGAAAATCCACAAATAATAATTGATGGGGGGAATGGATAGTGACAGAAACGATTAGTGCAGAAATAATTAGTGCCGTTTTACAAATGAAACGTATGACTAAAGAGCAGTGGAAAACTAGTCAATATATTCCTAGAGAAGGTGAGCCTGTATGTGAAAGTGATACTGGCTTTATGAAAGTAGGAGATGGCACACACCGTTTTCCAGATTTAAAATATTTGACTGGTCCACAAGGTCCTCAAGGTGTGCAAGGTATTCAAGGACCACCTGGACGAGATGGTGTAGTGACATTTGAGAATTTGAGTCAAGCACAACGGAACTCATTGAAAGGCGATAGAGGAGAACGTGGGGAACGTGGAGAACAAGGGCCTCCTGGTCCTACAGGTCAAAGAGGTGCTGATGGACAACGAGGAGTAGATGGTGCTAGAGGTGCAACTGGAGAAAGAGGACCAGTAGGTCCAGCTGGTCCAACTGGTGAACGAGGTCACTCATTAACTGCCGGTGTACGAATTGAAGGTAATTTTAGAAATGGTGTTAACAGCCAATTATCCGTGATTGCTGATGTGTATTTTGATGGAGTTAAGGTCACTAGTGGCTATACTGCTGATTTTTATTATCGAGGATTCGGAAATGATGACTGGACACCTCTAACAAATAGACAGCCAGACCAAAACGGTAAAATCGCTGAATGGAGCCGAGCACAACGCCGAGGAGAATATTTAGAAGTATATATTGTTGTCAATTACAACAATCTGAAAACAGTAGCTAGTGCAAGATTAGATAATATTCGAGATGGCGAACGAGGAGCAACTGGGGCAAACGGTTCTCCAGGTCCACAAGGTCCACAAGGAGCACCTGGTCAACCAGGGCAAAACATTATCAACCAGAAAACTGGACAACCAATGAAGTATTGGGTTGGAAGTAAAGCCGAGTTTGATGCTATTAGCAATAAGGATGCTAGTACTATTTATGATTATCATGCGTAGGTGGTGGAGTTATGGTTAGACAAGGTATTTATGTTGATGGTAAAAAAATCATCGCTAGGTATGTTGGGGATAAAAAGCTGTGGGAGAAAGAATTAGAAAAGCTATTTACAACATGGGATTACGAAAAAGCGTGGTCACGTTCGTTTATTGACTATACCAAGTATATAGCAGAAACAGTGGATTATTTCACAACCTCACAAACAGATGATATTGAAGTTGAAATAACAAGAGTTAGTATAGGTTCTCTTTCATGGAAAGCTAAGACTTTTGGAATATATCTCGGAGATAATGTAGGAAACAAAAGACGTTTAGCTATAAGAATTGCTTTTCATAATTCTACAGATATGTACTCTTTTCTTCGTATAACTAGACTAGAATCTCCAGGGGAAATCAAAATTTATAAGGAGAATGATTAACCTATGCAAATAACAATACAAAATAACAAAAGCCCTGCTAATGAGTTAAACGGTAGATACTATCAAACGTTCACACCAAAAACACCACAAGAACTGATTAAAATTCACCACATGGGATGTATTGGTAATACTGAATTGAAGAATATTCAGCTTGAAAAAGGCAATACCCCAACAGCGTTTGTGGAGCCGAAAATTACTCAAATGGAGACATCTGGTATCCTAAACGATTTGAGGGCGTTAAATCTGATGCTGACAGATGTTAATAGCGATTTGTGGGGACGAATTAAAGCGAACAACAAAGGAATGCTTACTGAGTTTTTTGATTCGAATGTTAAGAGTGCGATTGCCACATCAGCAAATAACATCATGCAACAAATCAATAGCACTTTAAACGGCGATTATTCATCGTTTGCTCAACGCTTAGATGCGTTACGTTCTACAGTCAAGAATGAAGCAGTATCGAGTACAGTTACTCAATTAGCCGATACGTATGATAGAAAAATTGCAACTGCCAACGAGAATGTAGTATCACGAGTGAATCAATCGATTAATAACGTAACGACATCTGTGCAAGAATTGGAACGAGGAGTCGTCAAACGTAGTGATATTTCAGTTACATCGGACGGCTTAAGTTTTGGGTCGAGCAAGGTTATCGATGGACAAACATTATCGAGTATTTTAAATGTTACTCCAAATATGATGACGGCAATCACGAAGCAAATGAAAGTTACTGGCGATATGCTTGTCAATGGATCTATCACAAGTGATAAGATTTCGGCTAATAGTATTACAGCTGGGCATTTAGCTAGTGGAAGCATCAGTGCATCTAAATTAGATGTAGACGATGCTTTTTTTGATACTCTTGTTGCGAAAGACAGCTTCTTTACAAAAATGCAAGCTAAAAAAGCTTTCATCCATGCTGTCCAAGCAATCGATATTAAAGCGACTCAGTTATCTGCAGATTTCTTGTCTGCTTATAAGGGACACATTGGTGGATTCCAGATTGGTGAAATCGTAAGTAAAGGAAGATACGGATACGAACGACACTATGGTGGTAAATACATCACAGGCGATAATCAATTCAAAATAGGAATGAGTAATGGAGATACTGGTTCTCCAGGACGAGCGGCCTTGTGGGTTAACTGGGGGACAGACTGGGATACATTCCCGGAAAACGGATGGGTAGTGACTAATGATGGAACTATGTACGCAAACCATGGAGCTTCTTTTAAAGGGCAAGTATCTATGAATGGAACTTTGTACATCGAACCGGATGGTGGATTGATGTACAAAGGAAAATCATTAGGAGATTTACTTAAAGGCAAACTACCAATGGACAACATAACGGAAATCAGTCGAAAAGAAGATGCGAATGGTCCGTTTGTTGGTTTTACCAGTCCATATGGAAATGTCTTTACAAGGGCACAGGCATGGTCTGACAGAAAATTAAAGAGCAACATCGCAACAAGTACAGTAGATGCATTAGCATCGATTAATAAATTGAATATATATGAATATGATTTTAAGAAGGATAGTACAGAATACCACAAAAACATAGGTTTAATTGCCCAAGAAATTGGACAATATTTGCCAGATGCTCATGACAAGATTGATGGTATTGAAACGTACAATCCTTTTTTCTTTGTGCCGTATTTAGTCAAAGCGATTCAACAACTATCAGTAAAATTAGAAGAATTAGAAAGGAAGTTACAACATGAATAACAAACCAACAGCGATTGAGTATTTGGCTCAAGAAATTACACGACTTTCTATCGAGAAAGCATATTTACAAGAAGCGTTATATGCAGAACGTGCTAAGAATGCAGAATTAGAAGAACAATTAACAACACCAGATAAGAAAGGGGATAAATAAAAATGGTTATGACAGGATATGAAGTAAAGAGTAAATTTTTAAAACAAGATATGACAGAAGTAGTGGTATGCAAAGAGCTACCGTACACATACGTTCAGCGACAATTACCTGGTAATTTATTGGACAAATCAGACGAGTATTTAATCCAACGTGTTATGGATTTAGTGAACATGGAGTACGATCCATCAAGTGCAATCGCTCAATTATCTGCTTTATCTCATGAAGTAAAAGAACGTTTAGCTAAAGTGGATGACTTAGCTGTTAAGACTGAGAAAGTATCTGAAACGACTCAAAAATCATTACTTGAGTTAACTGAACAAGTATTTAACTTGACTGCTGATTTAGAAGTATTAAAAGTGAGCCACTATGAAGAAGTGGAACATCCAGCAACAACAACTGACACAGCTCCAACAACATCTGAAACTCCTACAGCGCCACAACCAGTTGCTGAAACTCCAGCACCTACAACAACACCTACTGAACAACCAGTAGCAACACCAACTACAACAACAACGGAGGTAGAACACCATGACGAAACGCCAAGTACAAGTACACCAAACATCAACAATCAAGCAGAATCTACAGAACATCCTAGCGAGACTACAAATGGCTCTATCGCTAGTGTTTAATCGAGGAGGAGATACTATGACAAACTTAGTAATGCTAATTGCAATCAATATTATTGAAGGAAGATACACTTATGAACGTGTTCCTGTGAAATTAAAAAAACGAGTATTAGAACAATTACAGTTGTCTGGAGTAACAGTAAATGAACGAGGAGAGTTAGTGGAATATCAACGCTAATTCTCTTTTTTAATGGAGTTGTAGGAGTGAAGTAAGATGAGCGAGAGTGTAATGTTAGCGTTGATTCCTGCCTTGTCCGCCATCGTCACCGTTTGGATACAGGCAGGAAGAAAACGTGATGCGGATGATATTAATGCAAAAATTAATAAAGTCCAAGATGTAGTCAATGAGATTACAGAAATAGGAAAGAAAAATAATGAAGATATCACAAAACTAAATGATGGGATTTTAACGATTGAAAGATATCGTTTAGAAGAAGATTTGCAAAGAGCTTTAAAACGTGGCTATACGACTAATGAAGAAGTTAGACGATTATCAGAACTATATGGATCGTATAGTGGACTGCATGGTAATGGATACATTAGCCCGTTATTTGAGCGATTTTTACAATTACCAGTGAGAGGATGATATAAATGAACGAATTAACACAAGTGGTCATGCAAGGAGTATTAAGCGTATTAGTAGTATTAATCGGATTATTATTCAAAGAATTAAAACGATTCTTAGAAGCTAAGAACGAGCATTTGAAAGCTAAAACGGATTTGAAGCAATATGAGCTAGTTAAAAGCATTGCAAAAACAGTCGTTGAAGCAGTCGAACAAGTTTATAAAGATGTAGTTGATGCTAGTCAAGACAAATTAGCATCTGCTGAGAAACGATTGACTAGTGAGCTTGAAGCAAAAGGCATCTTTATTGATGACAATGCAAAACGCATGCTGATTGAATCAGTCGTGAACGGAATGAATGAATTAAAAAATATGTAATTTTTGTAAGGGATAGGTCGCAATGACTTATCCCTTTTTTATTTAGTAAGGAGGGCAATATGAGAAAGATAATCAAACGAAAGATTAATATATCAACACATAAACGAGACCTCATCGACTTTATTAATGATGAGTTTTATTCTCACGATAAGCATAACGCCTTCATTGAATTTACGATGAAATCATTACCAACCGATAACATTATTGCCTTGTTTTATTTCCAGAAAACTAAACGATATGTAGAAACAAAAGCGTTCGTTGACGGAGATAAATTTACAATCGAGTTTGATACAAGTCTAATCAATACAGATGAAACTGTTCTAGGATTCATCTACTTTGAAAAAGTGGCTCAATCAGCCGATGTACATCGATTTAGCTTTGGAGTTAAAGTGTCTGAGATTGATAAATTACACGATATGCCAATTGAAGAAGCCAAGACAAAACGAGTTGTGGCGATTGAGGATATCGTTACTAAAGCTGAATTAGATGAGTTATTTAAGCGTATCTTAATCGAATTACAATTAGATACATATACAATACCGTATTAAAAACGTAATATTGTGTTATTTTGAAGAAACAAAACAAAAATACGGTATTGTATTCTATATTTTTTTGGTTGTATTTACTAGTTGATTTTTTGGTTGACTTTCTCCATTACAAGAATACCACCTTCATCTGTAGGATGAGAGTAGTGGTCTGTCATAGAAACATTGGTATGACCTAAAAAATTAGCAATTAGTCTAGGATTAATGTTTGATGATTGAGCTTGAGTCGCAAAAAAGTGTCTTAATATATGGGGAGTTATGTTAATTCCAGTTTTTTTCTTGACATCAATAAATATTGTATTCATTTTTTCGATATAGAAAGGTTCTCCATTTTGTTCGACAAGTAGCCATGCATTTTCTGTATAGCTTATATTTTTATTTGCCATATAGTATTCTTTGCTAAATTTGATTGCTTTTTTTAACAACTCTGTATCATCTGAAGTAATAAATATATCTCGTTCTTTGCCAGTTTTCGTACATTTACCGTCAGGGTACAACCTTGTACGGCTTTTATCAATATGAATTTTAGTTACATTATCTTTGAATGTTATTACCGATTTTCTAATTGCAAGTAATTCGCCTCTTCTTAAACCATATGACAATAACATAAATGCTACTTGTACCATGATATCATAATGATCATGAATATATTTTTTTATAATGTTAAAATCTTCAAGTGATAATTCTTTACTGAATTTTGGTTTACTGCTCTTAACAGGTTCGATACCTTTAGCTCTATTTCTTGATAAGACTTCATTTTGATAAGCGTGTTCTAACGTACTTGATAACAATCCTAAAACTGCTGATATCGTTTTACTTCTGTATTTTTCGCCCAGCTTAATATTAAACATTTGAATATCTTGTCTTGAAATATCTTCTAATTTCTTTTTCTTCAAGTCGTCATCAATCATCTTATATATTTGTTTTAATGTTTTTTCAGTAGTCTTATTCCATTTGCCACTTTTAACCTTGAGATTAGCGTATATCTCAAAATACTCATCCAGTGTATATTCTTTCTTAAAATACTCACCAGTTTCAATTGCTGTTGAGATTTCTGCCCTAGCTTGTCTAGCTGTAGCTAAACTAGTATATCCTTGTTTTTGCACTTGTGTGCCTTTATGAGAAAATTTCAGTCCGTATAGTTTCATTCCTTTACTCTCGTAACTGAAAATTCCTGCATATTTTGTTGGTTTTCTATTTTTCATGTTCATTTTCCTTTCTGTACCAACCAGTGAGACGATTTTGGTTGAAAGGGTAGGGCAACACCTCCTTAAATGAACGTATGTTCTTATTTTGTTCAAATAAAAAGCCTAAAGGCTTTTTATGAATTGAATCTATCAACTATTGGGAAATTCCTAATAGTTAAAATACAACTGTTCCAACATATTTAAAGTTGTCTGTGTTTGTTACTGTTATGTCTTGATATTTTTTGTTTAGTGAGACTAGCTTGATTGAATTATCTGTAATGTATAGCTTCTTAAGATAGGCTTCACCGTTGACGATTACTGCACCTATTGTGCCGTTTCTAAATTCAGTCTCACGTTTGATGAATACATAATCTCCATTGTGGAATGTTGGTTCCATTGAATCGCCATTGACTTTCAAGCAGAAGTCTGTAGAAGCAGGAACCATATCTGCTCCAAAACTGATTGTTTCTACCTGTTCATCATCTAAATACAAACCAGTACCAGCAGAAACACTGCCGTAGAATTTAACTTCATACCAGTCAGTCTCTTCTTCAATATAATCATCAATATTTACTACATTGTTTTGTTCGTTTAACTGTTCTGTAGCAAAGTTATAAACTCTTTCTTTTCTATCAGAATTTAATTGTTCATAAATTATAGTAACATTGCGAGTATTGTCCACTGATGATAAATCTGTTTCTATTAAATCTTGTAAAGAAACGTTGAAAAATACTGCTAAGTCATATAAACGACCAGCCCTTGGTAAATTAGTACCTTGTTCCCAATTAGTTACTGATGTAGGAGATTTCAACCCTAAAAATTCCGAAATATCTTTTTGTTCCAATCCTTTACGAGTTCTAAGCAATTTTAAATTACTTGCAAAAAATTTCTTTTTCATAATATTGATTTCCCCTTTCCATATACAGTATATAACTTTAAATGTGAAAAAACAACAAAAAAATCAGTTTATCTGAGTTTTGTCATTGACTCAGTTTAACTGATGTGGTATTATAAATTCGTGGTCAAGAGATACCGCAAACAAAAACGGAAGGAGTTGACAATATGACTAACAGAAAAAAATATACATTAAAACAATTGAGAGCTTTAAACGATATGAGTAGATTAGAGTTATCTCAACTTACGAAAATGCATTATAATACTATTTTAAATTATGAAAATAATATTGAAGCCCTTCGAAAAGCTTCATACGATACAATCGAAATATTGGCATCTGCTTTAAATGTAACAGTAGATGATATTTTTTTAGGAAACAACTCAGTTTAACTGAGTTATAAAGGTGAAAAAGTTGCTAAAACAATTACGGAAAGAATTGAAGCTAAAAGGAGGTGAGAGCATGGAAGGTAATAAAAAAGAGCAGTCATTAAACAACCGCTCTATTGTCATCGGAAAATCTAGAATAACAATTACAAAAAAAGCCATAAAGATTGAAACTCCGAAACTTATAATACATCAACAAAAACTGAACTTGGACTATAAATGTCAGGAATAATACTTATTACACCATTTTCATCTTCAGAAGCATGAAGCACTTTATTGCATCTCATTTCAATCTTTTCTGCAGATGTAATAAAGATAAATATAGTTCCATCAGGATATTCATATCTTGTAATGGTTTGTTCAGGAGTTTGGCTAACGATTTGAGCATACTCATTCATATTTGGAAACAACGGATGTTGAATATTGTATTGATTCATAAATAACACCTCCTTTCAGCTACATTATAGGCTTGAAAAGAGGTTTAAAACAACAGTTAAAAATACAGGAACTAATATGACTGTTGGAACAAATGCGTTCGGTTATGTTGTAGATTCTACGACAGGAACTGATTTATTGCTTGGTACAGCAACAAATAAATTAACAGCTTCACTTGGACCAGATTCAGTTTATGCTTATTCAAATGATAAAAACGGATATGTTTACAGTAATACTGATATTACAACTACTGGTGGAAAATCATACGGATTGTATACTGCTGGAAAAACTGAAAATTATGGAAATATTGATTTAACTGGTGGAAATGGGAATGTTGGTATTTATTCAACAGGAAGAAGCTCGGCTGGATTAGGTGCAACTAACTATGGAACAATAACAGTTGGTGGAACTGACTTGGTTGCTAAAGAATATGGTATCGGTATGGCAACAGGATACTACAATGAAATAACTGGAGCGATTTCAAACGAAGGGCTTATTGAAAATAGAGGAACTATTAATGTAGGTAAAGATAATTCAATAGGTATGTACGCTGTAGG